TAGACCGAGATCGCGGGCATTATCTTTTATTTCTTTGCCCATCAGAGCAGCATTATTGGCAAGGTCAACAAATCCCTGTGCCACCCCCTCGAATTTGGAAAAGAGCTCAAGGGACTGGTTAAGAGCAATTGAGACTCCCCCGACACCGCCAAGTATGCCGGAAACATCTAGGCCGATTTTCACATACAGGCCGGGTCCGGCTTGTACGCCTTCCGCCATTATCTCTTACCCCCGCCAGTCATCAGGGATAGTGAGTGGAATTGTTCGTATATCCGTTCAGCCTGCTTCATCGGATCGGTCTCCTTATTGGAAATTTCCCGTCTTGTTATCATGAAATCAACGGGTTTATACGGCGCTGCGTTTTCTTTTAAGTGCAAATTCACGAGGGTCGAACATGCCTGACCGTTCAGGACATCATAGAACTTCCAATCCTGATCACGCTGCTCGATCTTTGCCTCCACCATTACCCGGAAATCCCGGGGGGTTGTCCTCCAGAGTTCTTCCGGGGTCATGTTACACAGCCCGTATGCTATCTTTTCGTTCGCCTCGATCCAGGCTCGTGCGAGTTTTTTAGGGGTTCGACTTCCTCAACCGGTTTCGGGTTGGACTTGGTTTCTTTCAGGTTATACCATTCAGCATTCTCGAACCCTTCAAGGATCTTATTCGAGAGGTCAACAGACGCCATTACGTCTTTTCCCCGGAGGAATGTGTTGACGAGCGTGAGTGCCCGTTCCTTTCCGGCTGCCGTTAAGGGTATCGCCCTGATAAGTTCTCCTTTCTCATTCTTTATCTTGAGGCCGTGCCATAACATGACGCCCGCGATAGAGGTTACTAATAGCCGTTTACGGGTCAACATGAAGGCTAACGGCTCCTGAAAGTCGAAGGTGCGTTCTATCTCCCAGACATCGCCCGGGGTAAATTGGAGAGAGAATATCTCCTCTCCAATCGTCATCGGAACAGATGAGATCATGTGCCATCAGCTCCGTTTACGGGTGTGCGGTCAGTCCTTTCTGTACCCGGATTTTGTAGACTTTCGGTGTCTTGTTGGCTTCAGTAACCATGATAATAATCATGATCACATCCCCGATGTTAGCCGGTGCGGTTATCTCCCCGGAGGCCACACCCGTTCCCACGGCCGTTCCGTTGACGTAGATCGTGCCTGCTGCGGCGATTGGTGTTACTTTGACGTAAGTATTGTCGCTGTAGCATTCGACGTTATATTCATAGGTCGCAGTTGCCGGTGTCTCTGTCGGGGTGAGGTTGTTGCTGTCGTCATCTGCAATTGAGAAGAATGTCGTTGTTAACCCGTCTGCTCCCGTGGTGACTTCCGTGACTGCTGATACGGGCGTCATAGTGATATCCCAGTTGACCAGCCCGTTCTGCGGGATGACCCTTTTAATGCTCTTGATCTGTGCGTTGAACTTATACGATATCCCGCCGCCCGCAAAGCTCATCGGCATGATGACCATACACGGCCGGATTGTCCGGGCTATATGGTCTGTCCAAAGTGATTTCTGGACGGTGCTGCCGTAATAAAATATCTTAAACGTCCCATCGCCTTGCGTGATGCTCGTAAGGTACTTTGAATTAATACCGCCAAAGTTATCATGCGAGGTTGAATCCGTCTCGTTCGCTGTGCTGTCCGGGAGAGATACGTCACCGTTAACCTCTCCAACCAGGGTGGTGTTCCATAAGACTTGCACCCCGAAGCCGGCCTGTGCCATTTCACTCATAGTTCCGTCTCACTTCTCCTTTTTACTGGTCACGATATCTGACCATGAAATCCCGGTGGACCATATAGATCGCCGGGGTCACTTCCTGATTACTGTCAGGAACAGCGCCCATATCAACAATGCTTACCAGATTCGACCCGTTCAGGGTCACGTTCGTCTTATTATGCAGGTATTTTTTCACCAGTTTCGACAGGTTGAACGCCGTGTATCCTTTGCCGGTGGTCGCGTAACAGGAACACTGGATCCTCGCCTGTGCGTAATTGGTCTGGCTGGTATCCCCGGTCCCTAAATCGTCCACATACGAGGCCACAATTGCCGGGAAGGTTGGTAATGGCGGCAGTACGTCCCGGTATATCCGGGTAGATACAACAGCTGCAATCCCGGTATTGGCTTTCATGCCGGTAATGACCGAGCCGAGGACATCAACCATTGAATACGTCAATACGAACCCTCCACAAGCGTCTCTGTTGAATTTCGGTCGAATGTGCCTTTCATTATCCTGTAATACTTGTTCATGTTCAGATCCAATGCTGGCCTGAAGTGCGGCTGGGCTCTCTGGTAGAAATGCCGTCCCAGCTTGTCCGTCATGTCCCAGAACCCGAACTCCAGCCGCTTGCCATACGGCAGGTCAGTACCTACCAAAGCGTACGGGTTGCCGTTCTCCTCAATCATCTGGACGTGAATGCTGCGGCGATACGTGCCGGTCTTGTAGGGCGCGATCTTCTGGACATCGTTCTTATACTCATTCCCGGCTAACCGGACGGCGTTCCTGGCTACCCGTGCCCGTTCTGCGAGCTCTTTTTGGATAGCTGCCAAGGTTTCCGATAAGCCGATGACTTCCATCAGGGCGTCACCCCGTCCTTTTCCAGCCGGATCCTTTCGGCTTCTGTCAGTTGGAAGACCTGTTCGTTATCGACCATGAAATGAGCAAATTCAAGCAGCAGGGGTATCCCGTGCGACCGGTAATAGATATCTTCCTTCCCGGCAACGAACAGCGCAATGTCCTTAATCTGGTTCAACATCGCCCGTTTGCGTTCACGTGCTGGAATGACTGGATCGACAACATACTTCTCGATAAGGAGCGATACCTCCCGGTCAAGGAGCTGCAACCGTGCATCGTCATAGACATACGCCTGCTTGTCATACCGTAAGATGCCTTTTCGGCCGTGCACGATCTCAATTGCCCGGACAATGCTGTTCTTAATCGTCTCTTGGAAGAACCGACCCATCGGATTCTTATAACAGTTCCAGAGGAATCCCGCTTCCCGGCTCTGGTTATTCCCTTCATATACCGGGTTCGGGTCATTTGCCAGATCCCACGGTACGGTCTGACCGTTTGCCAGTTTTACCGGGACGACCACGCTCGGCTGCAATCAGGTCCCTCCGAAGAACGCCCCGATCTTTGACCAGATGAGGGATACCATGAACGAGACTGCCCCGGCGATACCGATTATAACGGCTTGGAACGATTCGAGTTTTGACAACCGTTTTTCATGGTCTTTGATGGTCTGGTCGCCTTCGGTCAGGCGTTTTAAGATCGTGTCCATCTTCTCATCAAGACGGATAAGAAGGTCGTGGTCTTCGAGGCAGGGGACGCCGTTCACTCCATTGACGCCATTAGTACCCCGATCTCCGCGCTCGCCTCGTTCACCCCGCTCTGCCATCAGCTCGCCCCCAGGGTGCAATCAAGCACCGTCACGGAATCCGTATATCCCGGCGGGCTGGCATACTGGATGTCGTAATTGATACCGCCGATAACTGCCCGCATCAGCCGGGTAATAAGAGGATAGACGCCATTCAGGGCTATCCGGTGTGTAGTAACCCCATACTCAACCTCACCTTTTACTTCCCGCCCGGATGAGAGTGCAATGGAGCAAGGCAGGTCAACGTGGTCGGTAAGGTTCGCCCATGTCTGTGTGGGTTGGTCATGAGAGTCCACTCCAGCGGTATACTGTTGGATCGTGCAGGTCTGCGGATAGAAGTTATCTGTTAATCCGGTGTTTCTTCGGGAATCAAAGAAAGAGGTCTGCATGATCACCGGTACTCCAGATACGGATCATCCGGGTTCGGTACTATGACGACTCCGGTGCTGGTTGACCCTAACCCGCTGGTTGCTTTATCCCGTAACGCCTGTGCCTGTGTGTGAAGGGCTGCTGCTACAGATGCCCCGTTGGTACTCAGGCCGTTGTTGCTCATTACTTTGAGAGTGTAGACCTGGTTTGAAGCGATAATGTCAAGGGCGTCGGCTGCTGCAAGGAAGATGTTTTGTGAGTTCTCATCCAGGAATACCTGCATCTCTTCATCCGAGAAGATAGCATTCGCTGTGACGGTATCCTGCGCATAGAGCCGGGTTTTCCCCAGTGTTGTTGTCGGGTTATACGTAAATGTCACAATTCACCCCTCACGAAAAAGGGTGAATGATTAGGCTCCGCTCTGGAGGTACGTGAACCGGGGATCCATTGCAGTCCCGCCGATTACGTCACGGACACGATAGAAGATGTTGTCCGTCTCGAAATCGCCGGACATCGCGCCGCCTGCACCGCCGCCAATCATCATCTTGTTGGAGGCTTTCATGCAGACCTCAGGGGTTTCGTTGCCCCGGAGGTATCCGACTTCAACGGCTGCGCCAAGGTTCGGATCTGCGAACAGATACCATGCGGTGTCGCCGTGCGTGGTGTCGATATACGGCAACCACTCATTCACACGGAGCTGGAGCCCGGACTGCGTGAGCACGTTGTTGGTCGGCATGGGGACGGCGGTCGCTGCGGCGTAGTTGATATACTGAACCGTTGTGCTGGTCAGGATGGCCTTTGCCGTCAGTTCGAGTGCCGGGGGGACGACCAGGTATTTCGGCCGGATCCGCATTGCTTTCCCATCGGGTCCGACCTGCTTTTTCATGAGGGCGATAGTGGCCTCAAGGTTGGCGATGGTCAGCGGGAGGACGCCGAGGTTCGTGATTGCCTGGGAGTCGTCTGTAATGGTCGCACCATACAGGGACGCACTGCCGTCACCGGTCGATGCGGCAAACAGTGAGGTCGCCAGGTATGCTTCCGTATCCCGGGCTGCCCGTGCCATCTCTTGTGGGATGTCGTTGAACGCTCCGAGAGAATCGTTGATGATGGATTCCCATGAGATATCGAACTGCCTGCCGTATTTCTTGACGTTGTAGGTATACCGGGTGTTTACCGGTTTGAACGGCTGGTATTCGCCTTTCTCGGGAACCAGTGGCAGTAAAGGACTCTTACCGCTCATCTTCTCGCGCCGTACCGTGTTGAAATCGGGTACGGTGCTGATCTTCATGTAGTCCTTCCACGCATACAGCGGGTCGTCCGGAACCTGATAAGTAGCCAGGAGCTGGCGGTCAATGACCTGCCCGAAAAGATACGGGAAATCAGCAGTTGTGATAGCCTCTTCCATCCGGGCTTCATGCTGTCTTTTTGAGAGCCGGTCTTTGTTGATGATCAGGTTGATTGTGCGGGAGAGTGCTGCCTCATCCATCTTCTGTGTCCGGGTGCCGTGGAACCCGTCCCAGTTGTCCATTGCTTCCATGAATTTGCCTTCAGTCATGATGATCAGCTCCCCGTCGCATTGTAGCCGAGCAGGTAATACATGGTGCCGCCGAACGAGATCGGGATCTGCATACAGGTGCCGGTATCAGACGGGTTGGTGGTCACGGTCTTGCATCCGAAACAATCACTGTCAAGCTCAAGGACTGCTTCAAGAGTACCGGCCGTTCCGCTGGTGCCGATATGGATACCGCTGCGGATGGTTGCCGCTGTGCCGGGCACACCTTCACATTTAATGTCAAGCCCGCGACAATACGGAGCAGCCGCACCGTTCTTGTTATCGACATTCAGTTTGAGTGCTGTTGCAGCGGATACCGTTGCGTCGGTTGATTCGTCCCGGACTGCTTTGAGTTCCCCGGCGGTGATTTCCCCGCCAGTCGATATGAGGTTGTCAACCACGCGGATGTTGAACCCGTGGATCTGTTCGCCTGCCAGAAGGATCGTGGCCGGTGCAACACACGCCTCAATGAGCTTAGCCTGCCGGATCGCGGTGTCGCCTTCCAACAGGAAGTTCCCTGCTGATGTTGACCCACTGCCGAAATGCAGGATGCCGCCGAGCGGGTTGAAATCGTTGTGGACTTTGACCGCTACGAGGGTCGGGACAGTAGTTGATGCCGATACCGCACCAAGCACAAAGCCGAACGGCTGGAAATGCTGCGGGTCCTGTTCGCCGGATAAGAGATAGGTGTCAGTACCGGGCGTCTTCTGGATATAGATCGGGTCGCCGTAAGTGAGCGCCTTGGCAATACCGTCACTGGTGCCGTCAGATACGCACCCGAGCACGTAGAGATACCAGATGCCTTCTGTATCAATTGATACCACGTCGGTCGCTGCGGTAGCTGTTCCGAACGATACCCCGACGATATTAGCGCCGTGAATGACCGGGTCGCCTTTATTCACGAACCCGCTTGTCCGGTACGGATGGACGAGTTCAGACTCAACAATTGAGAGGTGCCGGCCTTCGTAGGTGCTGCTGCCCTCTTCCCCGGCCGTCTTGGTCGGGCTGGTTAATGGATACTGTGTCATTTCTGTTACCTGCCTCCGACTGCGATTTCTGCAAGTCTGGTCGCTTCATCGCGGGTCTTGCCGAGGCTCATGTTCAACGCGATATAGGATTCCATGAGCTGTTTGCCGTCCGATGCTGGCGGGGTGGTTGTCCCGTTATCCTTGATGCCCGTCCCGGTCTCTTTCAGGATCAGGGCAATCTCGTCGGATTTGGCCTTGATTGCCTCGGTAACGATCTTGCCGTATTCAGCAGCGTTGATCGTGCCGTCTTCCGCAAGGACAACCTGTTTAACCAGGGATTCGGTCAGCATCTTGCCGGAAGTCGCAGGGAGTTTCACTTTTGCCAGTTCAGCAGCAATGTAGTCCCGTGCTTTCCCCTCGGCGATAGTAGTACGGAGGGTTTTGTTCTCCTGTTCAAGCGCCTTGATCTTGTCAGCCGCTTCAGTGAGTTTCGCGGTCTGGTCTTTCGTGACCGCCTCGATCTTCAGCTCTTCAGTGAGGGTCTTTTTCATTTCCTCAAAGACCTCCGGGTGATTCGTGCGAACCTCCGAGAGGGTAAGTGATTCCTGTTTGTCTGCCATATTCTCCTCAATATCCTCGTTTCCGGTCGGGTCTGCCCGAACCTTCATCTCCGAAAACATTGTGCGATAATGCCCGTTTGCGCCCGGGGTTGTGACGAAATCCACGGTGTTCGTAGGGTCCGCCCGTAACTCTTTGATAATCGGTCCTTTCTTACCGTCAGGTGCCTCACCTGCCTCGGATACACCCGAGACATAATGCGAGATCCCGATATGGCCGTCCATAGCCCGGATCTGGTCTATGAAATGCGGCAGGACTTTTGCACGGGTGTATGGCCCGGGGCCGTCCCATCCAGCCGGCTCATAATGCCCGGCTTCCGTGAAGATTGCAGCAAGGGGTGATTCCCCTAAAATTGTCCGGGCGGGCTGGTCTTCCCGTTCCTTCCGGGAAGGGTGGTCGATATGCATGTGCATACCTTTTGGGTACACCCCGTTCCGGCAGGCTTCCTGTAAGACTCGTTCAGAATAGAAACCGAAAGACCCCCAACCGGGCGAGATGATGTGAACGTCAATCGCCATCCCGGTAGGATCAGATCCGGATTCGATCAGCCGGAAGGCGGCGACGGGGCTATCAAAAATAGTCGTGGCTTCTGCCATTACATAATGGGACGTGCAAATGTTTATAAGGTTAAGGTCGGACTATAGCAATGTCAGAGTGTATTAGTGTAATTCATTGACGATAGATAAAAGAGCAATTGGTTATTGTGCGCTATAGTGGGTTCTGTTATCGGGAAAGCTTAATATGATATGAATGAATACCCTTATATAGCAATGTCATTTACCGTAAGTAAAGTCGGTCGGATCTCACGAAAACGGTTTGTATCCTCGGAAGAGACCGTGCTGGAAGTCCTGCATGCCCGGCTTAAAGGGGAAAAGGATGTCAGTATCCGCCGGTATTTACGGCAGAAAATAAAACTTTTTTAAAATTGAATTGTTGTAAATTTACAACTTTTCAGTACTGGATCACATCGATGGTATAAACACCGGCGCCGCTATCCTGGGTAACATAGATAACCGCTTTCTCATACGGCTCTACCAGGCTGGTCATATCCTTAAGCAGGGTATTGGCTACGATGCTGGTGTTCGCGAGCACGGGATCCGCGAGGCATGCAGCATCAGCTGTTGAATACACATCTATCCGGTAGAACATCGACGCGGTAGGGTTCTTGATCTTGATTACCGCGCCTTTCCCCCGGTACAGGGTTGCTGCAATGGCTTCTGTTGCGCTGGTGGTTCCGCTATCCGATCCTGATTTCTTGACTTCATTAAGATTTAATACCATAATTCTCCTCCTGATTTGTATTCTTATTGCGATACAGCGTGATAGGGTTTATGCGGTCACTTCGGGACCTCCTGATATAATTCATAACACCGGCAATTAGGATGTCCCGGGGGCTGCTGCACTCCCGAACTGTGCGTCTGGTTAAGGGGTATCCACCCGTCGTCCTGATTGTTCCGGCATAAGTCTGATACCAGATCGTCTTCGGAAGTCTGGTAAAACTTCTCCATTATAACCCCGTCGTCTTTAAGAGCATCAGCAAACAGGCGATTTCCTTCTTCGTATCCTTGCGCTGTCTCATAGACGGCAATTGTCCGGGCGCGTTTCTTACTGAACCCGTCGAACTTCCGGGATATTTCTTTTGCTGTCTGGTCGTAACTCCACCCTTTATCAATCGCATTGGTGATGACGGCCTTGATCTGGTCGCCCGTGGTCTGCTGGATGCCCCGGATCTTA